CCCGATCCTGTACCGCCTGATCCTGCTTCTGCCGCTGACCAATAAGGCCGGTGATCGTCTCGCGCTGCTGTGGAGACAGCCACGGGTTTTGCAGCGCCTCCATCAGCCCGGACGTGTCGGGGCCGTTTTGTGCGACTTGTGTGCCGCCCGAGCGTGTGCCGCCGCCATGCGTCCCGAGATAGTCCATCAGGGACGTTCCAAAGCTATCGGATGGGTTGTACTCACCCCCGCTCTGGACAAACTTCTGCATGCCGCCGGCGCCGCCCAGATGGGCAACGGCGCGCAACCCGTCACGGGTTACAGGGACGCCGCCGATGGACTGGCCAATCATGCCAGCCGCACCGCTGCTGTCGATAGCCTTGTCGATATCGGAGAAATGCCAGTTCTCAGCCGCTTGCTGGACCTGTGGCGATGCTTGCGCAAACTGCTGTGGCGTCATCTGCGGAATCACGCCCGCCCGCGCCGCGTCCTCAAGCCGTGCTTGCCCGAACTGCAAACGCCCGCCGTGGCCACGTGTGCCGCCAGCCCCGACTTCGTTGTTCAGCGCGTTCCAGTTACCGCCACTTTCCGTGCGCACAAGGCTGTCTGGGAAACCACCACCACTCGCGCGCGGCTGGCCGATTGCCGCCATAGCGTCGGAGCCGATCTGTTCCGCCTCGGTCGGTGGGGTGAACGGCGTCCCGGATGGCTGTTCGCGCAGGCCAAGCATGGTCAAGGGACCACCGCCACCACCACCGCCGCCCATCAGGCTGGAGTATTGGTCAGATGCCTCTTGCCGCTTCTCGGTTTCCAAGTTGTCCATCTTGCGGCTCTTGATGCCCGATGCGACGCCTGTAGCGAGTTGTCCGATGCCCTCGCCAACATAGCGCGCGCGGCCATACTGCGGCATGAGTGCGGCCAGCCGCTCGCGCTTTGCCGCCAAGACTTCTGGCGGGGTGTTTGGGTCAATCTGGAAATCACCCTGTTTGAACAGGTTGGAGAAACTCATTTAAGTGCCTCCGAATAATTCACAGCCATCAGCCCGTCAGGCCGATTGCGCACCGCTCCAGGCTTCTTCTTTTTCACGTCCTGAGCTTTCAGACCTATCTGCGTTTCGTCGCTACCCTTCATCTGGTAGGAATACAGGCCCAACCCGCCCTTCGTTTCACCAATCCGCTTCATGTTCTTCTTGGCCCGCTCGTCAGACAGCGCAAACAGCCCACCGATGCCGCCAATCGCTGAACCCATCGCGGCTTGGTTCTGCTGCCATTGGTTCATCTTTTGATTATCGTAATTGCCGATGATCGCCGCGTTGTCTGTGCCTTGGATGCCGTTCACTTGGTTGCCGGTCATGAAGTTTGGCTGCGATACCTGCCCTCCCGACATCAACGCCGAAATCTGGTTGATCCGCTGGTTATCCTCGGTCAGCAGTTCCTGCGATGCCTGCCCGCGTCCTTGCAGCATAAGCTGGTTGTAAGCGTCGTTCTGCTGTTGCCCGGCAAGGCCCATTTCGCGGTCATAGGCTTCCGAACCCGCTTTGATGCCCTGATTGGCAAGCCGGGTCCGCAAATCCTCGTCACGGTTGGCAAACATCGGGTCAAGCCGCTGCCGCCCCAGATCGAATAGGCGGCTTTCGACTTCCTCGTTGCCGAGGCTGAAGTTGCCAGTCAGTTGCTCGCCCAGCGTACCGGACAGATCCCCGCCCAGCGTCGATAAGTTCAGGCTGGCCCGGTCATTCTGATCCTTGATGGCCTGCTGCTGCGGGGAAAGCGTTTGCTCCATCGAGAATGTCGGAACCGTGTACGTCTCCCCGGTGTAGGGATCGGTAAACGTATGCTCCCCCGACTGGTCGAACGTCTTGGTCCCGTCCGGCGTCGTCTCGTTCACATTTGTGAGATATGCGTTAGCAATCGCCGTAGATACAGACGTGCCGGTTTGAGCCGCCGATGTTTCCTTCGGTGGCGTCGGGGCTGGTGCGCTAGACATGTTGGTTTTCCTCTGCCCACTTGCGGGAACGCGCCATGACCGGGTTGGCCTGCCATTGCGCGCGGGTCAGCGTCCATAGGTACAGGTCAACGCCCGGTGCCCAAACGCCTTCGATGATGTGTTTCTTGTGGTCCGTCAGGGTCAGGAGCCTATGCAGCCCCGTGTTGGTCGACGCGTTTCCGGTCAGCACCATCCGGCACCCGAGATCGTCAAACATATAGCTGAACATCAGGTGCAGGGATGGGCCTTGCAGCCATGACCGATCGGTTGCGGCGCCGCTGTACTGGATGGTCCCGGCGCTTGGCTTGTAGTCGTGATAAACAACGCCCGAGACAGGCTGGCCGTTCTTGATGACGCCATAGCTGCTACTGTCGGGCCATGTGTTGTCTGGATGCCCGAAGCTGTGCAGCGATACCCACTTACTGATCGCGTCATGCACCTCGGGGTTGTTCGCCCCGCCCCACACACGCTGAATGCTCACGTGACCATTGCCCCAACGTGGAACGTCGTATCAATCGACACCAGCTCGACCTCGGGGGTGCGGGTCACGCCGAACGTTAACTGCACCTCGGGCGCGACGGCATGGCCAGTCCTGCCGATGCTGACCCAGCGCGACACCACCTCGCTTGGTGGTTCACCGTCCCAGATAGCCGTATCCCAGATTGCCGTGTCCCAGACAGCGCCGGGGGAATCCGTCACCGAGTTCGGCGGTGCGCTCAAAACCCGGTCATAATCCACCTGCGCCCGCACTTGCGGATCAATCGGAGAGGCCGACTGGAACATTGCCCGCATTTGCGCGACTGTTTTCTGGACGCCCTGCGCACCCATATTCTCGAACAGGCCGAGATAGCTGCAAGTGTAAGGCATGCCATCGTCATTGCCGCTTACGTCCATCCGCCGCACTACCCCGGTCGGTCCGCTGAAATAGCCGAATCCGTCGAAGTATCCCATGCAGCGAGTGACCCACCCCGTGACACGCGACCAAGCGCCGGTTTGCAGGTTAGCAACCAGGCATGTGCCCTCGTCGGTGTCCGGTCCGGGCTGGGATACAATCATGATGTTGCGTTGCGGCCATTTTATGACCTCCCACGGCTGTGAGCCGAGCCGCGCAACCTGTGCCTGCCAGAGTGGCGCAATCGGTTTAGACACCGCCGCCATGGACAGCGCAGCGGTATCTTTGCGGATGGCTGCTGAGAGAGGGACCATACCCGCCTCTGTGGCTATCAGAAGGTCACCACCGGCCTGCATCGTGGCGTTCGGCCCCAGTGGTCGCGTGATGTTGTAAACGCCAGCCAGCCGCCACGCTGCGGCGTCTCCGGGGTTGGTGCCTTCGTAGATGGCAACCTCGCCTTCGGTGGAGACAAAAACGCACTTGTCGTCAAGGCCATCGCCTGCATCCAGCGACCATGTGGCCCCGAACAGCAGCGATCCGCCCTTTTTGAATATCCCCGCCAGAGAGAACGCCGTTGCCGCGCCACCGATGGAATCGACGGGCAGATAATAGGCAACCTTTGAGTCCTTCTTGACGAAAAACAACCGGCTCGCGAATGACCAGACGTGCGACAGGTCAGACGTTGGCGCGCCGGTGACCGCCGGGGTTGATGTGTCGTTGATCTGCGTCCAGCTTGAGCCGTCGTAGAGTTGCGCCAGATCCGTGCCGTTGACCGCGTAAAGGTAATCGCCGCCAGCCGTGCCGAACTGCTCTGTCGAATAATAACCTTCCGTCTGCCCGGTAACATCAGCAGTCGGCGGCACATCCTTGTCCGCAACGGTCGTGATGTTGAAAATCGCGCCATCGGTCGCGGCAAAGAATGTCTCGGTCGTGCTGTTATAGGTGAACATAGACCGCACCGGAGCGCCCAGAGTGGCGTATCGAGGCGAACCGCCGCGCGCCCTGATGCCCGTTGTGGTGCAGATCCAGTTATCAAGGATCGATGCGCCGCCCGGCTGTGGGGTGGACAGCCCCTCGTTTAGTACCAAGCCGCGAATTGGCGCCGGGAAGGTGAACGCATGGGCCATTGGCTTTTGCGTCGGTTCACCGCCCCGCGACTTGTGCGCGGGTGCCATTTTGCCGGGACGAACGCGCATCAGAAGCGGCCTCTGTCGTCAAATCGGGCAACGTCCTGCAATGCGGCCTCGTATTCGGCCTCTTGATCATCCATCGCCATCCCCTTCTGGCGGCGCCAGCGGACGATCAGCCCCTTTGCAATCAGATCCTCGTCTATCAACGCCGTGTCGGTATCAGCCATCCATTCGGCACCACCCGCCGATGACCAGTAGCTCGATTGGATCTGCGCAACGGCAGTCTCTCCGGTCGTCAGGAACGGCCATAGAGTCACCTTACCGCCTTCGAGTAGGAAGTATCGCGGGAAGCCCTCTACCGGCCCCAGAGAGGCCCATTCAGCTTGTGTGAGCGGTCTGACGATACCGCCTTGATACGTAACCGCCACGCCAGCCGTGATACGCGCGAAATCATCGCCAAGATCGTGCACCTTGTTCGTGCCGTCGCCGGTCAGGGTCACAGCCTTGTGCAGTGCACCCCAATCAACCCGCCGGGCCAATTCGTCAGCCGCGGCGTTTGCCATGCTGAGGGCTTCACCCCACGCACGATCGGGGGATGTCACCACCACGTCAGGCACCGGCAGGCCAACATCGAGCGCCAGCGTCGTGCAAATATCAATCAAGCTCATGGCGTACACCCAGCAACGCGCACACGAGCGCGGGAATATCGGGCGCGGTCATCATCAGCCCGCACATCGGCAATTGCGGCCGCCAGCAGTCCACCGGACGCCTGCGCCATATCGCCGTCTTTGAGGTATTTCGCCGCCTCGGTGCCGACGCCGTATAGGTAAAGCTCCGGGTATTGCTCCAGCATCCAATTCGTGCGGGTCATGTCGAACAACGCGCCGGGTCCGGGAGCAATCACACCGACCAGCGGCAGGCCTGTTAGATCGACATAGCCGACCAGTGACGGGATCTTGCCGTAGTATTGCACCCGAAGCTGCCCGCTCAGGTGTGGCGCCACCATGTCCAGCCGTTCGATGCTGTAATAGTACCCGCTGCGCCGGACGTGCTGCGGGGTTTGCTCGTGATATTCAAACCCGCACGGGGCATAGACGCCGATCATCTCAAGATAATCGTGCGGCAGCGCACCTTTGCCATCGTAAAACGTGACGGTTTCGGTGTTGATCATCCGCCGCAGTCGAAGCTTGCGGTTGAAGTCAGCCTCTGCCAGCGAAACAAGCCGGGGGAATACGTCGGCAATGTCTGCCCGCCCGACTTGCTCGACAACAGCCGTGCGCAGGTCGAGGATGTCGGTGAATGCGGTCATTTATACGCGGCCTTCTTTGGTTCGCCATGCCCGGTTGTCCGAGTCATTCAGCCAGCGCGACAGGTGCTTTTCGTCGCCCTGCTTCGATGCCTCGGCCAACTGGTCGTAGTAGACATTCAGAGGGATTGACGCGATCTGGTGGTAATCACCCTTCCAACCCGGTTGCGCTAGGTTGCGCTGCGCTTGATTGATGTCGACGGTCGGCTGAACCGGATAGTCCGTGCGGAATGTGGTGCTGCCGTCGTCGTTGTGGATCACCCACACTTGCCTACCTGTCGGAATGTCGTGGTCGTACAACCGCCAATCGCCATCCATCACCTTCACTTCTTGGCGTCCTTTGCCCGGGACAGATTGCCGGATTCAACGCCGTCCATCGCCTGCTCAACCGGCACGTCGATGACAGAACCCGCATCAACGCGCTCTTCGTTCTCGTCCCAATAGTCGCGCATGACGACACACTTGATGGTTTTCTCAGCCATGTTCGGCCCTCCTGAAATGGGGAAGGCGGGACCATTACAGCCCCGCCCGATTACGTTAGGTCGTGGCGGTCAGACCATAGATATCCGCGACTACCCCGAGGCCCTTTTCATTGGGGACCTTCAGAGCGCCCTCGCCGATCAACACGAACTTTTCCGCATCGCTGGTCTTGGCAAGGCCCTTGTCCTCGTGGATCTTGTCGAACCAACCCCACTTGAGGTATTCGGGATCAACGAAGAAGGCGTTACGGGCCAGCGCCGCCGAACCAGCCATAACCCGGTTGGGCTGGATCATGACCTTGCCGAACGGGCCTTCGTACACGTCAGCGTTGGCAACGATGCTGTTGTTCTTGCCGCTCGATGCCGCATAGCGGAACGACGCCACGTTGGTGTCCGACATGAAGGTGACGAACACCGACTTGACGTAGGGCGACACGAACACATGCTTGAAGTTCGCGCCGTTCTGGTAGCCCTGCTGCATCACGCCATCCATCAGGACTTTGGTGAATGCCCGCTGGGTGCCGTTGGTTGGTGAGACGGTCAGGCCGGTGCCGGTGCTGTAGCCGCCGTTAGCGCCGGTCGCGCCGCGTGCCACGTTGGTTTTCAGCCATGTGGACAGCGATCCGCTCTTGCGGGTGGCGCCAGCGACCGAAGCGTTGGCCGTGACGATTGAGAACTCGACGTCCTTGCGCAGTTCGATGCCTTTTTTCAGCTTCTGTTCGCGGATTTTCACCTTCGAACCAGCCTCGTCGGTCTTGTTCTGCGTCCGGCTGATGATGCCTTCTTTGCGCAGGATCTGGGTGTAGTTCCCCATGCGCTCAGGCGAGAGGGTCGCGCCGAAGGTATATTCGTCACCCTCAAGCTGCACGTTGTCTGCCGGTGCGGCCAGTTCATCGACGCCCCATTCGGGATGGGTGGTGTCGAACTTGACCTTTTCGATCATGGAATAGATCGGGGTGTCTTCGGGAGTAATGCGGGACACAACGTCCGACAGTTCTTCACGGTTCAGTTTCCCGCCAGTAGACTGGAAGGTGTTCGTTACGATAGCCATGGTTTGGCTCCTATGCGATGATGATGGTTAATCCCAATCCACCGCCAGCGCATCGCGCAGGCTTCCAGATCGGGAGAGTTTACGCATCGCTTCTGCATTACCGTTTGCCTTGCGCGCGCCCTGCCCCGGCTTGCGGGGGGTTGCGGGCGGTGCCTTGGCTACCTTGGCTTTCGCCGTGGCCGTCGCCCTCTCAGCCGCCTTGCCTTTCGCTGCCCAATGCGCGAGCGCAAAGACGCGGTGATCGGTCAAGCCGGACAGTTCTTCGTCGCTGAACCCAAATTCATTCGCCGCAGACTGCACGCCCTTGAAAAACGCCTGCCGTCCCTCTGGTGCCCCGGCTTCCGGGATCAGTGAGATCAGCTTTTCGTTTTCCTCGTGCAGCATCTTCTGCCGGTCGGCGGCGCTCATGGTGTCGCCAACTTCCTTGGGC